TGGCAACGCCTGCATTTGGTGCATGGCATCCGACAGCCATTCGGCGCGCCGCGCAGGCTGTAGGGTGCTTCGAGCAGCTTCGCGACTACCAGACCTCTGAGAAGGCATCGAGCCTCGGCGGATATGAGACGAATTCGCTTCTTCGCAATTCAACCGGCGGCGTTTCGACCGGGCGCCTGATCGCGCTGAAAGCACTTTCGTGCGGCGTGCCCATTGCGATCGCTGAGATCATGCACCGGAAGTCGCCGAGTGCGTCAACCGAAAGGGCGATGGCCGGATCCGCGCTGGCCCTCGCCGGCTATATCGGCTACGCGGTCCATGGCAACACGGACGTTATTGCCGAGCTTGAAGCACGAGCAAAGGCCTTCGGACCTTTCAGACCTTTGCCGCCAGAGCCGCGGCGCTGAGCGCATCGAGTGAGGCATTGAACGCCGTCGCATCGGTTGCGACCGTGGCTTGCGCCGGCGCGAGTGGAGAAGTGGCGGCGGCAATCGCGGCCTGAATGTTTGAGACCGTCGCGGAATCGGCGGTGTAAGTCGCCTCTGCGGCGGAGGCCTCGGAAATAGCTTGATCAAGAGCACTTTGCATGCGGATCTAACGCGCACGTTCGAGCCCGTTCCATGAAAAAGCAGCCCAAACGGAGCGAGCTCGAAGATTCGATGTACCTCCAGCCGGAGGAAATCGCGGCTTTCTTCCGCGCCATCACATCGAAACGCGATCGCGCAATCTTCCGGCTGGTCTATCACCGAGGCCTGCGCGCTCACGAACCCGGGCTTATCCAGTATTCCGACTTCCGCGAACGGGACGGTGTTTTATACGTTCGCCGCGGCAAGGGTTCGATTTCGCGCGAGCACAGTCTGATTCGCGAAGAGCTTCTGGCGTTGCGGGCCTGGATCAAAGAACGCGGGACGATGCCCGGCGCCATGTTCCCTTCACGGCAAGGGTTACGCGGAATCACGCGAACCCGGCTCGACCAGATCATGAAGTCGTATTGCCGGGCTGCCGGCATCCGGGAAGACAAGGCGCATATGCATGCGCTGAAACACTCCTGCGGAACTCATCTTCGCGAGCGCGGCAATTCGGCCGATGCGATTCAGGATTGGCTTGGGCATCGCGATTCGAAGAGCACCGACATCTACATGCACTTCAGCCGTCGCCGGCGCGAGGAATCGACGGAGAAGAATCGGGATTGGGTGTAGCTGGGCCGAGACGGTAGCGAAATCCGGGCGAACCGCCAGATGCAACAACTGAGCTTCAGCCCGTCAGTAGGCAACACCTCCAGACACCTTTTGGCTAGCCAAATCTGTTCACTTGGACAGTCTGGGGAGACTGTCCAACTCAGGCGAAAAACAGGCCTTTTACGCCAATGTTTTTGATTTGAGGCGCCTGAAAACGTGCGAATAATGTCCAACTCGCAAATGCACGAGTCATGGTTTCGGCGGTAAATGCCGGTTTGGAAGAGCCGGGGAATACCACCGTAACTGATTGAAACCAATCAGTGATGGCCTGGGGAAAGCCGGAGAACACGCCGCCGGTAAATGCCCGGTTGGAGCAGGTGCACTGCTGGTTCGTAATCATGCAATCGCGTAATCACATCAATGGTTCCCACACTTCTGAGGCAGCAGGGATCGAGCACTTGTGGACAGACCTGCGTAGCGATGGTCGTCGGCGCGAGCGAGATGGAAGTTTGCGATGTTCTGGGAAGCATCTCCGGGACGGGCACCAAAGATCTGCAAAAGGCGCTGAAGCATTACGGCGTTGCCTTTGAGCCTCGTCTCCGGCGGACGACAAAAGCGGATCCGCTTTGCGAGAGGTTTCCACGTGCGATTCTCGCCGCGAAAATGAGGAACAAGCCAGGCCACGCTCACAACTGGCATTGGATGCTTCGCTGGGACGGCGAAATATACGACCCGGGCGGCTGGTGGCCATCGTGCGCCGGCGGATCGCGAATTACTTCCGCGCTGGTTCTGACCGGGAGAGAAGGACTTCGGTGGTGAATGGCTCAAGGATGGTCGACGCAGGAAAAACCCCTGGGCGGCCCTCCTCTGTTGCCGTGGCCCTCCTTCCATACATGGGGGTCCTTCCCGGCAACCCTCCGGTCGGGGGTGGTACCTTTGCACAAAAACCGCAGCTGAAGGCCTTTTTTACGGGTTACCGCCGGTAACTACCGGTCAATGACTACCACTGAAACCACCTTGGGCTTGCGCGCGACCGCGCGCGCGATCGGGATTTCCCACCCTGCACTCCTCAAGGCGGAATCCGACGGCCGCGTCCCGAAGCGAGTCGCCGGCATGTTCAACGTCGAGGCATGCAAGGAGGCGCTGAGGCTCAACAGCCACACAATCAAAAGTCAGGCAGCGAGATCGCAACAGAAAGCAGCGCCGGAAGCGCCGGAACCGCAAACCGTGGCGGAGTTCATCGGGGCAACTCAACCGGCCGACCCCGAGAGCCTTTCGGTGGCGGAGGCGGTGCGGCAACTCGAGTGGGAGAAGCTTCGGGCGCTGAAACGGAAAGGCGATCGCGAAGAAGGGCGGCTGGTCGACATCGTGGCCGTGAACGCCTTCGTCGCCGGAATGATCATGAAAGCCCGGGATGAGCTGGCCAGAATCGGCGCGGAGCTGGCAGACAAACTCTCGCAGGAAGTCGATCCGGTCAAGTGCCGTTCCCACGTCGACGACCGCATATTTCAGGTCCTCGCGAATCTCAAAGAATACCGGTCAGCGTGAATGCAGAACAACTTTTCGGGGACTGGTCGAAGCTGTGGGAACCTCCGAAACGCCTGCCGCTTTCCCGGTGGGCGGAAGAGAACTTCTACACTTCGCCGGAGTACTCCTCCACCACCGGCAAGCTTCGACTGCACGAATACCAGCGTGAGCCGCTCGATTGCTTCACCGATCCGCGGGTTTCGGACATCGTCGTAAAGTCCGGCACCCAGATGCTCAAGACCCTGCTGATGCAGGTGGCTCTGGCATACGTGGCGATCGAGGATCCGGGCCCGTGCCTGCTCTCGCAATACAAAGAGGGGGACGCGGAGGCCTTCAGCAAGGAACGGCTGGTGCCGATGATCCGGGACATACCCGGGCTTCGAAACATCCCGAGCCTCTCTTCGAAAAGCAGGACGTCCGGAAGCACGGCGACATACAAAGAGTTCCCCGGGGGCAGTTGGTCACTGGTTGGTGCCGGAGCCGCCGGCAACGCGGCAAGGCGTTCGATCCGCTTCTATTTCGGCGATGAGATCAACAAGTACGAGTTGACCAAAGAAGGCGCGTTTACTGAGCTCGCGGCAGAGCGGACGGCCACCTTCGGAACCCGGGCTAAGCGAGTCTATTGCTGCTCTCCAACGACTTCGGACGGAGCGATCTCGCGAATGTATGAGGCATCGGACCAGCGCAGACCGTGGGTTCCGTGTCCGGACTGCGGCGAGTTTCAGGTCCTGAAGTGGGCGCAGGTAAAGTGGGACGGCGAATCGCCCCGCGAAGACAGGCCTGCGACGGCGCGGTACCAATGCGAGCAATGCCCGTCCCGCTGGGATGACCTGAAGCGCTGGACGGCGACGTCCCGGGTAAAGTGGGTGGCGGAGAAGCCTTTCCGAGGTGTGGCCGGCTTCGGCGATCTGGGTCACCTCTACTCGCCCTACAAGACGCTCTCGGAGATGGTGGCGAAATGGCTGGCGATCGCCGCGGATAAGTCGGCAGAATCGGCCGAAAGTCGCCGGGTGTTCATCAACACCAACCTGGCCGAGGAATACATCGAGCGCGGCGAGGCCCCGGAGTGGCAGAGGATCTACAACCTCCGCGAACCGGAGATGACTTTGCGACTTGTTCCGCGCGGAGGCCTCTTCGTAACCGGCTTTTGCGACGTCCAGAAGGACCGCCTCGAGATCCAGGTCAAAGCCTGGGGCCGCCGCAAAGAAAACTGGTGCATCGACTACGAGGTGATCGACGGCGACACTTCACGCCCCGAGGTCTGGGACAAGCTGACCGCGTTTCTGGGCCACTCGTATCACCACGAGAGCGGCGTCGATCTGCCGATGATCAGGTTCGGAATCGATTCAGGCTACGCCACCCAGGAAGTTTATGCCTGGGCGCGCAAGCAGGGACCGGGTCGAATCATGGTCACGAAGGGCCAGGATTCAGGCGTCGCCATTGTGGGGCAGCCGAACCGAACAGATGTAAGAGCCGACGGCAAGCTCCTCAAGCGCGGCATCAGGGTGTGGCCAATCAATGTGAGTGCGCTGAAGAGCGAACTCTATGGCTGGCTGAGGCTCGAAAGGCCGACCGCCGCGGCCCTCGCAAAGGGAGAAGTATTTCCGCCCGGCTACTGCCACCATCCGGCATTCGATGAAGAGTTCTTCCGTCAGCTCACCGCCGAGGAGCTCATAACCCGCATCGTGAAGGGTTATCGCAAGCAGGAATGGGTCAAGCGGCGCGAACGTAACGAGGCTTTGGACACCGCGGTCGGCAATCGCGCGGCGGCTTCGATGTTCGGGATCGATCGATTCGGCGACAAGCAGTGGGCGGACCTCGAAGCGCAGATCGCAGACCGGGCACGACCGGCCGCCACGGTACCGGCGCCGGATGAACAGGTTTCTCCACCGCCTCCGCCGCCGGTTGTGGTGATCGAGAAGGCGGAAGAACGCCGCGGTGGCGACGGATGGCTCGGCCCCCGAAAACGAAATTGGCTGGACAGGTAAAAACATGGCTTTCACGCAAGGGCAGCTCGACAATCTTGAAACCGCGATCGCCACAGGCTCGCTTTCCTGCGAATTCGACGGGAAACGGGTGCAATATCGCTCGCTCGATGAAATGATGCGGATCCGCGAAACCATCCGCGGATCCCTCGGTCTGATCTCGCCCGCGAACCGCTTCAGTCTCGCCGGATTCACCAAAGATTCCTCTCAGCCGACACCCAGCACTTTCCCCGATCCGTTCGGGTCAAACATAATCGGCTGAACGTAGCCGAGACCCAATAAATACAGGGGTTTCACGTGACACCCTCTAAGTCAACTTCTAGCCCAACAAATGACTCCTAACTGGATCGATAAGGCCGTCTCGTTCTTTGACCCGCAAGCCGGACTGAAACGGATCCGCGCGCGCGCAGCGGCCGAGTCGATGCTTCGTTACGAAGGAGCGCAGCGCGGGCGCCGTACAGCGAACTGGATGGCGACCGGAACCTCCGCGAATGCGGAAATCGGTCCAGACCTACCTTACCTGCGTTCCCGTAGCCGCGATCTGGTCCGAAACAATCCGCTGATGCGCAAAGCGCTCCGGGTGCTCGTCGCGAATACAGTTGGTTCCGGACTCAGGCCCGAAGCCGATACCGGCAATCCGGCGCTCAATGCTTCGATCGACACCGCTTTTGACGTCTGGTCGAAAGAATGCGACGCCGATGGCCAACTCGATTTCTACGGCCTCCAGCAGCTGATTGATCGCTCTGTCAAAGAGTCCGGCGAAGTGATCGTTCGGGACCGGTATCGGTATGCGGCCGATGGCTTCCACGTTCCCTACCAGTTGCAAGTCCTCGAAGCCGATTACATCGACAGCAATCGCCAGTGGTGGCCGAACGAATTCAAAGGCGCCACAATCGCCGGCGTCGCTTTCGACGTTTTGGGTACCCGTAAGGCTTATTGGCTTTTCCCGTGGCATCCCGGCGACGTGGTGAAGAGCGTGAATGACGGCTTCGTTTCACGGCTCATCTCTGCCGATCAGGTCACTCACATCTACGAGAAGGAAAGGCCCGGTCAGGTCCGCGGGGCGCCATGGTTCGCCTCGATCCTGATCCCGGCTTACGATCTCGACGGCTATGAAGACGCCGAGCGGATGCGCAAGAAGATCGAGGCCTGCCTTGCCGTATTCGTCCAGCAGGCCGAGGGCATCGAAGGCAGTCCGATCTCGACCACGTCAACCGATGCGAAGACGGGCAACCGAATCGAGACTCTCGAGCCCGGCATGATCGAATACACGAAACCCGGCGAAACGATCGCCGTGGCAGCTCCGGCCGCGACCGGCGGCTACGGCGAATACGTCACCAAGCAGCATCACATTC